ATCAACCACATCACGGCCATCGGCTGTTTTTTCGCCTGACATGATGCCTGGGTGATACAGAATTACAGACGGGAAAAAGCCATTATCAATGTTGTTTTCGTGAAACTCACCTATTTGCCCATCGCAATAAATCCAACTTAAACCAGCAGCCCATACCGGAGATGGGTAAAATGGTTCGCCAGGCTTGTATTGCTTGGTGTAAAACAATTGTCCATTGTACGAGCCTGTTCCGCGTTGTTTAATATCTTCAACCGCTTGGCGCGCTTTGATTACGTCAAACAATTCAATTTCAATAGGTTTGTATTCCTTTTTGGTGTACTGCTCCCAATCTTGTGATATCCATGCGGTGCGCACGTCAAACGTGGTTTCATCGTAATTGCCCAAGCGAATGGTACTAAAATCAACATGCACGATGCCGCTGCCGTTAAATGAGCGCATAGCAATATTGCCATTGCTGTTAAACCGGCATTGAAAAGCAAACCCGCCAAACATGGCGTAGTCGTAAATGATTTTTTGCATGAACTCATGCGTGAGCAGGTAATATTGAATCTCACGCGAAAATGGCGTGTCTTGGCTCACTTTTATGCCGTTGCCAAAAATATACGATGCAAATGTTTTTACACAGCTTGCGCCATAGCTTGAACGATTAATTGCCCTCAGTATCTCTTGCGGGTAATTATTTTTTGCCCCGTAGTTGATTATTTTGCGCTGCTTATTGTTTACAGCCGTAAGCGGTTCAGGCGCTTTAGCTTGGATGAGGTAAATCCCCTTTTGCAATTCAGTTATGTTGGCATTTTGCATCAATGCAAATATACATTACCCATTATTACCCAAATATGCAAATAATTTGTAAGCACTTGCAAAATAAAAAGTTTTTGTTTTTTAAAACTTTCTTATATTTGTAGCAATAATTATAAAATATTAATCATGGGAAAACAATTATCTAAGCGAGATTTGGCGCGTCAAATATTGCTTGAAAACTATCAAATTACCGAAAACAGAACCCTTGCAAAGCTATTGTTTGCCAAATACAATGCCGTGTTTAAGGATATAGAGGAAGCAAGAAGTTCAATTCGGGCTGTTCAGGGATTAAGCGGGAAAAGGGTTAGAAACACAAGCGCAAATGCAATAATTACATTTAAAGAAAGGCTTGATGAAGCGCGCAAGCAGTTCCCCGTTGAACATCGTGATAATTTCAAAGTTGAGCCATACGTATTTGCTAAAGCGAATAAAAAGGCACTTGTTATTTCTGACATACACATAGGACATCAAGATGACGCGGCTATTGATATTGCGTTTGAAGAAGGCGATAAGTTTGGCATCGATACCATAATTATCAATGGTGACTTAATGGATTTCCCACGTTTAGGCAAGTGGTTAGTAAAGCCATCGGCTATGACCGTGCATGATGAACTTCAGGAAACAGAAAACTTTTTAAATATGCTCAGAAAGGTTTTTCCAAAACAAACCATTGTGTACCACACTGGCAATCATGATGCTCGTTGGAATAACTATATAATTCGCAACGCTGCTGATTTGTTTAATTTGGGATTTATGGAACTCCCCGAAGTATTGAAACTGCGTGAAAAAAGCATAGAGTTTGTACCCGATACGCATTGGATGGAATTTGGGCATCTTATGGTTGCGCACGGCCATCACATCGTAAAAGGCATATTTGCACCGGTATCACCTGCTCGTGGCGTACAAATGAAAACATTTCAGTCAACTATTATAGGCCACTTGCACAAATCATCCGAGCATCTTTGGACAAATATGCAAGGCAAACAATATGGTACATGGAGTACCGGTTGCTTATCTGATTTAAAACCGGAATACAATCCCCAAGTAGGGCAATGTAACCTTGGTTTCGCATTGGTTGAAAAAGAGCAATCAGGTGATTTTGAAGTGCATAACAAAAAAATCATTCAAGGCAAAGTTAGGTGAGCCAAATTGCTTAAATTTGTGTATGTCGGGATCGAAAACCAAAGCAAAGCAAATTGAAGAAATGGAGGCCCCTGTGTTGCATTTGGAAGAAATGCGCGCATGGGCTTCTTTACTTAACGAACTGATGATTTCTCAGGTAATTGATGAAAGCAAGAGTACATTTGGTGGTGAGCCTGTAATGAAAAATCTATTTGACGAAGGCGAAACATACAGGCTAAAAGGAAAGCTATTTCATTTGCTTGCCTGGATTGATAAAGACACAAGCCTTACAGGTTAATGCTAAACACATTAGGGCATTCAATCAAACGCTTCTCATGCCCGAAATAATCCAATACACAGCCTTCTTCAGCATTGAACCATTGCTGCACATGGTCGTCTAATCGGCTGTTAAAGTTTTGCCGTGCAGATGAGTTTTCCAACTTGCGCCTGATGTTGTTGCGCACAAATGAAAAGTGGTGCATTTCAATTTCTGACCTGCTAAATGGCAAAAACTTAGTCGTGTGCATCCTGCGGGTTGGATCAGAATAAACCGGATAATGGTCAATCATGGCGTGCGATTTATCAATGCGATGAAACAACGGCACATAATACTCCTCCGGAGGCCACAGCTTTAATGTAGGCCGTTTGTAATACGTTTGCATTTTGCAGGCTGAACCGTCAAAATCTGACGCAATAAAACGCTCATAGCAGGTTTGGTACTGGTCTGTATGATAGTACTCATCGCAATCCATGTGAGCCATTACGGTGCAGCCGTTTTTCTTACAATAATCAGCGCCTATTTGCCGCTTGGCCTTTTCCTTTTTAATCGGGATGCTGCCATTTGTTTCAACAACCGCAATTTCATCAATTAAGCCCAGTTCACAAAGGCGCAAACATTCTGAATACCCACCGGTATAAAATTGGCCGTGATTCGAGGTTGTTTGAACCACGGCCACAATGTAATCAGCAATGGGACGCACGCACATGATGGAGCCGTCAAGCAGTTCTTCACCGTCAAAAACATTGTATGCAATACCAAGTTTGTGCATTACCATTTATTTTTTGGGCATTCCTCATCCATTGCCCTGTGCTTGGCAGGAAGATAGCACCCACACCCGCCATTGCGCAGTTTGCAATATTTGCTTTTGCCAAATTCGCTTACAGGGCAGGCATCACAAATCCCCTTGCGTTGCTTTGCCACATCTTCAACCAACTCTTTTGTGAACAGCAAATTGGTAAAACCTTCAGCTATTGATTTTAGATTCATGCAGGCAATATTACAATTACGCCACGTTTTGCACCGGTTGCCTGGCTGTTGTACTCCACGCGGTATTTACCCGCGCCATATATCGCTTCAATACCGTCTTTGATGTAATCCCATTCATATACGATTGAGCCGTATGTATCAAATCCAAGTTCAGCATTGCCAAGTACTTTAAAATCATGTATCGCAATAACAGGCTTAAATCCGTATTCTTTAATCAGTGCCAGCTCATCAAGCAGCGGGTTGTACTCGCCCCAATGCGCATCCAAAAAAAATAACGTGTTGGGCTTTTTACCTTGCTTTGGCCGTGCTTCAAAAATGGCTTTTAATACTTCAGCAGAATTGCCAAAGTGCATGTTTACATTTTCAACTCCGGCAAGTGTTTCTTTTGCTGCGGCAAAGTTCTCAGCATTAATTTCAATGGTGTCAACCTTTGCAGCCATGTTAGCAAAGTGCCGCGTAGTTGCGCCCCTGAAAGTGCCGGTTTCAACAATCCAAGTAATTTTGTTTTCTGTGGTGATTTTTTCAAACCATTCCTTGAGGAAGGTGTCGCCCTCAAAGCCAAGCGCATTTTGCGCCAAGTATTGTTTATTGTTCATAAGATAAAATTGTTTCAGTTTTGTAAGTAGGCCCATCACATTCCTTTCATTTTAAAAATGGTTGTATCGGTAACAGGCCAATCTTGCCCAACGTAGCACAAATGCTCAGTAGGCTCATGTAATATGGGGTTGCTTATTTCAGTATGCACGGCAAGTGATAGGCATGTTTGGTCTTGCCGGTGAAACAAAAAACGCGAGTCTTTGCTGCCCCATCCGTGATGACGAGGACCGTTAAATATGCCATCTTTTGCTGATTGTAAAAACAATTCGCACACCGCTTCTGCGTCTAAATTGGACAAATCAAGTCCAAAAACGCAACTCCAAATCTCAGGTAAATGCTCTGCCGTGTTGCGGCTTATGTTAAAGTATTCCAATGCCTTGTCATTACTTGTTTGCGCGCAGTTGTAGCCCGATTTTATAAAGTAATAGCCATCGCGCTCAATAATGTCAAAGATAGGCTGTATGTCTTTTATAGCCCATATTGAACAATCCAACCAAAGGATGCGTGTTGCGCCTTGGTGAATGGCCGTGTAAATCTCTGCCGCCTTTACCGTGTACGGGCAGGAGTGCAAAAAGTACGGGTTGGTGTCAAGGTTTGTTTTGCTAAATGACAATTCAAAACCTTTCATGCCTTGCAATGATTCACGCAGGCGTTTTTGCCCATCTGCATACCAACCGTTGCCAGTATAACCGTTAATTACTACATTCATTTGGCTGCTGTTTTATGTGAATCGTGTTGGTACAGGTGCAAAACGTGCGGAATGTGATGGCTTGTTTCGCACAAATCATTTATTGCTTGTGAAAATGGCTCATCTTCGCCCCAATTTGAATCTCCGAATAAGCAATTTTTGGCAATTTCTGTAAGGTAAACATTGCAATGCCATGCGGGCCGCTCAGTAATGCCATTTGAATTAAACGCTTGCAACTCGCCTTTGTGCTTAAAATGTACAATGCTATGCGCGGTGTTTATGCGCGCAAGCTGATTGAAGGTGATCAAATCAACATTGGTGTCATGTATCGCGTTGCAAATCTCGTACACGTAATTGGCGGTCACATAGTCATCATCATCCAACATAGTGCAGTATTTGGCGTTTGCTTTTAAAGCCAAGTTTACCAATTCCTGGCGCTTTTGTCCAATGCTTAACTGCTTATTGTCAATTAATGTAATTATTTTTACCTGCTCAGGCCGTTCATATTCAGATATTTGGCGCTGCAACTCGTCAAATATTAATTTCAGCTGTTCAATTCTTTCAGGAATAGACGGTATAAGTATAGCTAATGTTTTCATTTAGTAAACCCGTATTTTTTATTGTGTGGTATATGTGTGGTGTACCTATAGTGAAACATGGGCTTATTGATAAACACCTCATCCTTGCACAGCAAGGTCACTTTATCGCTATACTCTTTATCCTCACCAAAACGTTTATCAAGAAAGCCTACCAATTTTGCAATGTAAGACTTGACCGGATTGAAATGCGTTACGTTACGCACATAGTCATATCCTGCATAGTTATCTTTCCAGTCAGGAAATTGCAGGCTGTGGCAGCACATTTGAGGTTGCCGGCCATTGGTGGTCATGCGTATAAGCATACCAATACAATCAGGCTTTGTTTCTAATGCGGCCACCACTTCAGCCACATAATACGCCTCCGGCCAATCGTCATCATCAAAGAATACAACGTACTCACCTGCGGCCATGTCAAGCAGCTTTTGCCTTTTTGCGCCAATAGTCATTTGCTTATTGTCGCTAATGCTGCACACCTCCACAATGTCTTGATACTTGTTAATCTCAATTTGGCGGTTAAACTCCTGAACCAATTGATTAAACTGCTGCTGACGTTCCAGCACCGTTGCTATCAGTATCGATAGTTTTTTGTTTGAGTTCATCGTATTTCTGTTTGTAAAAGGTGATGATGTTTTGCGCAATTTCTGATTGTGGGTCTGCTGCAATGGAAAGCAAATGGCCAACCATTATACGGTTTTGCTCGCTTGCTTTTTCAAATGCTTTCTTCCACTTGTTGCGTTCTGTTTTAAATGCTTTGCCGCTCATATTTGTTTCAGTTTACTTTTTACCCAATTAATAGTGCCTTGGTCTTGTATTTTGCCAACCGGATTATCGATATCAAACCCGCGCTTCCAATAATCCAAAAAAACGCGTTCGCCTTCGTTCCATGTTGCATCAGCCCGTTGGCTTACGCTATCTTTTTTTATGCCATCAGCCTGCGAATAGTGCTTATGCCTAAAGTGCAAATTGCTCACAATCTTGCGGCCTAATAAATCAGCCACGCAGGTCATGTGCGTGTCGCAAAACATGTGCTTGTACATGGGCGGGTAAATGTAGCCAAAGCGGTTATAATACTCCCTATCCATTATTGGCAGCGTAATTATCCACCCTTGCGTGCCGTCTTGCGTTTTTAGAATCCAATCTTTGCAGTCGCCTACCTCAGCAGCAATAAGTTCATCCCAATGTACGGCAGGCTCAAAATCATCGCTAATGCAAATAAGCACTTTGCCCTTTGCCACGCCTGCCGCATTGTTTACCGCTTGCACCGTTGATGATGGCACAGGATTGATAAATACCTGATTGGATGCAAACAAGCGCATGTATTCATGCAATTGCGGGTCATCTGCGTCAATGCTCAAAATATACTCATACGTGTGCAGGCTACTAATGTTTGACATCCACTTTTGGTATGTCTTGTACGCCAAATGAGCTCGGCCACGGCTGGGATGTATTACGCTAAATTTCATTAGCAAAGGTTTTTTATTTTCTGTGGATGAAAGGCTAAATACGTGCTGAATATACGCTCAGCAATAAAGGCGTGCATAGTGTAATAAGGTTTGCCAATGCTGCGCATTAGTTGCGCTTCTGTATTATGGTTGGTATTGCCAACCCTGTACGGCATACGCTTGTTTAACTCATCCTGCAAATCCTGATGGGTTTCCAATACGTTCACGCATGGAAGCAGCCAATTGTCAACAAAATCTTTATACACGCTTAATTTGGTCACATGCGCGTTTTGATACACCACCGGAGTGCGCGGTATGGTGCGCAGGTTAAAATGAAAGCCAATGCGCTTAAACATTTCCTCTGCCATCATAATTATCCCATTGTGCCATACTTCGCCCTTTTGCCAAATGTTTGGATGCGTAAGCGCTGAAAAAAAGGTGTAGACATCATGCTTATATTCATCCTGCTCAATGCGCAGGCGCAAGTTGCTGATGCTAATTGGCACTTTCATTTCGAATTTCCATGAAAGCACGCCAAGGTAATCGCAGGCAAAGTCATTGGAAGCAAACAAATCGCAAATAGTACGGCTTTCTAATGTAGGGTATGGCTCAAACCGCTTGCTGTTATCAATGCCAATACACCCAGGATGCAGCTTTGCCTTTGTTTCAGGTGAATAGTAAATTTGATACAGGTCTGTTTTCATGAAATTTTAGCCAACCAATCATACGCCTTGTTAAACCTGCAACCGCAACTCTTTGGAATGCCTGCCTTACTTGCTTGGGCAAGGTCAAATAATTGCTTCCATAACGGATTGTTGCGCGGCATAGCACGGCCACCGGCAGCATCTATTTGTGTTTTCAGTTCTTGCGGGGTCATGTGCCAAAATTAATATGTAGTTTTTAAAAATACAAACAAATTTTTGCACAAAAAAGAAAAGCCCCACATTCCTGCGGGGCATTTTCCAAACCTAACAATATGAAAACAGAACCTCTTTACAATAATGATTCAAGGTAATTCAAAGTGTCCTCATAGTTACCGTTTTTCAGCAATTGCGGGGCAAGGCCGTCAACGTTACCTGTGAAGGTAAAGGTGTAGCCAGCAGCATCGCCAGGTGCTGTACCGGTAGTTTGTGTGGCAGCAGTTAATTCAACACCATCGCCTTGGCCTAACAACCAAAAGCGGTTATTAAAGTCACGTGCAACAATGTAGAAATTGCCACCAATAAGGCCATCAATATCCAATCTGCTTTGCGCATCTGACTGAATAAATGAACCCGTGAGCGTTTGAGTGTAGTATTTATAGCCACCGTCCGTTACAACAAGCTCATGCGTAATTGCTCCGCTCTGCTTTTTAGTGCAGAACTTATAAGCATTTGCGTATGCGCTAATTGCAAGTCCGGTAACATAAAAAGGCGCTACACCAGTATAGTAGATTCCATTAATGCCTAATGTTGAATCCACGTCATCGTAATTGATGACGTAGATTTCATTAAACAATCCTGACTTTCCACGGATATCGTTGCACGATGCGCAATCCAATCCGGCTGTAATTTTACAAGCTGCCATATTGTTTACCTCCTATTGATTAGTAAGCCAACACGGTCAATTCATCGTACATGTACTGAGTTCCAATTTTGAACTCACCATCAATGTAAGTCAATTTGTCTTTGCGCTCGTAGTACATCTCAAAGCTGTTGGTGTCGCTGATAGCATCAGTTCCCAAGTACAGGTTTGATTTAGCGGTGTAAATCGCGCGGTTAGGGAATGACAGGTTGTAGTGGCTAATAGCGTTGCTCCATTCAGTTGCTTTGTACACCGGAATGCCACGGAAGTAAACCTGACGTGATCCGTTTTCAAGCATCTGCCATGACATATCACCACAGCAAGCATCTTCACGAAGCGCGAGGTAGTTGTAGTACAGGTCGCGGGTAAGTTTGAAATACTTCTCATTGTCAGCAACCTGATCTAACAAATCGCTTGCGTTTTCGTGCATTTCACGCAGAACGGTTAATGATTGACCAGCTGTTAAAGTATTGCTTTGGAAAGTGTAAGCACGTTGTACGCCATAAGCTGATACACCATTAATCAGTTTCTTCCACAATCCATCGCAGGTAGCCAATGTAGCGTTGTTACTTTGTGTGTCGCCAAACCAAAGGATTGTGTAAACGTCACGGGCAAGTGCTTCAGACACTTTGCGCTCAATGTATGTAGCAACTTCAGTTCCGGTAAGGTCATAAATAGCGTTGCCGGTTTTCAGCCATTCTTCCATGAAGGTATCGGCCAAGTTTTTAGCGCATTGCTCCAGGTTGATTTTAGCGTCACATACCTCAAGGAATTTATCGGTTAAGTCGATAACATCACCGGCAGTTGTGCGACCGCAGCCTGAAGATGCACGCACGATGTCGCGCAGGTTGGTATCAAGTACTACTTGACGCTTAGATTTAACGCCCAGCATAACTTCCACTTCAGAAGTGATGGACGGGATAAGGAATGCGGGTTTGATAAATACATCATTCGCCTGTTGTCCTTCCCAAGCAACGTTGTCAAAGTTTAAAATGTTTGCCATGTCTTTATTTGTGATTAAATGTTTATGCTACGAAATTCTTTTTGATGTTATCGGCAAGTGAATCCCATGCTGATGGGCTTGCTTTTGTTTTGCTTTTTGCCTCATTTGATACAGCGGCAGTTGCTTTAACCTTCACCGGCTCACCAAGAGCAAGTGTTTTAAGGTTTTCAACCTCAGTAACCAATGTGTTCAATGCTTCCTGATGCTTGTTTTGCATTTCAGCAATTTGAGCATTCATGGTTTCAATCTGATTTTTCAATTGCTCATTCTCAGCAGTCAAAGTGGCTAATTGCTCATCAGTTGACGCTGTTGGTTCAAGCACACGCACAACTGTGCCATCAGGTCCAACGGTAATCATTTTGTCATCTTCAAGCATGTGATCGCCTTCAGGAGCAGGTACGGTCATGGCCTCATCGGTGTAAACCTTTTTACCTTCTTCTACAAGTTCACCTTCAAAGTACAGGATTGTTTCGGCATCTTTCAGTTTCATCATGCCGTTGGTTGGGTTGGCAAATTCTGCCTTGATTTTTGCTAACAGGCCATCAATGGCCGAAAGCACTTTGTTATCTTTTTGCTTCATTTTTATGGAATTTAATTTATCGTAAATTGCAGCGATTTTGAGCGATTCAGTTACTGAATCAGCAAAGCCATAGGCAACGGCCTCATCAGCGGTAAACCAAGTCTCAGCAGCCATCTTTTCGCGTATCTCATCCTCAGGCTTACCTGTTTTGATAACGTAGGCTGATATAAGTTGGCTCTCAATCTTTTCAAGGATATCAGCAGCTTGCTTCATTTTGGCTGCATCACCACCGGCTTCCATTGATGGATTGTGAATCATAAATTGGCTGTTGCGCGCCATGTGTATTTCATTAGCGGCCAATGCGATAAGCGTGGCAATAGATGCGCACACGCCTTCAACTTTGGCTGTAACGGTAAGGCCGGAATCTTTTAACAGGTTGTAAATGGCAAAGCCCTCAAATACTGAACCGCCTGGGCTATTGATATGCAGCACAATAGAATCAGCCGATACCTTGCGAGCATCAGCAATTTCAGCAATCATTTGTTTTGAGGAATAGCCCCAAAACGAATCGATTGGCTCATAGATGTAAATGTGGTGTTCTTTACCCATATTGCCTACAAATTTACATTGCAAGCAATTGGCGTAATATGCCGAAAATTTGTTACTTACCTTTTACGATGTAGTGAATTTGCCGTGGCTCCTTGCCAAACTTATCAGCTAAAATAGGCACAACGCCATCAGGTATTTTTTGATAACACTCGTGGCAAAAACCGCCACGCGCATCGCATAGGTCATTGAACTCTTTGCGTATCACATAGCGCTCCATGTTTGACATGTTAAGCACGCCACGGTCATTTAGCAAGTTAAGGATTTCAATAGGTGTTTTGTTTTCAATCTCAGCCAAAAACAGGCTTTCAAAGGTTTGTACTATTTTCATAAGGTTGCTTGTCGGTCAATTACAGATACGCGTGTTTGCACGTCATTTATTTCAGACACGCGCACAACTGGGCGCATTTGGCTTATTGCTTTTGCCAGGTTGCTGCTTTGCAGGGATGAAGATATTTCATTGCGTATGCCCGTTTGCACAAAGCCACCATCAGCAAAGCCCACCAATCCCATTGATGGGTTGCCGCGTCTCATTGGCTCAATAACTTTGGAAACAAAATCAGATACAAATGGATTTTCAAGTGTTTGGTGAGGTATAACATACTCGCGCTTGTGGTAAATGTATGGCTTTGGCCCGATAGCATTTGAGCGCTCATGCGGGTCGCCATCACCGGTGTAACCGCCATCATAAAATTGGCGAGGTGCAGAATTTAATATCGCAGTTGCACGGGCAATATTTGCAAGAATAGTAGCTGATAATGTTGCTATCTTTATTGGAATACTTAAACCACCACTCGCAATAACATCAGCGCCTTGGGTTGATGCTCTTGTTGCGCTTGAAATAGCAGCAGCAGTATCAACTGCAATTTGGAATACAGCAATCCCCTTTTGCAATTCAGCATTCTTTTCACTATTTAATGCAATTGACTGAGCCAATCCAGTCAATTCTTCAGCAAGCCCAAATGCCGCCTGCAATTCAGCGTCCCTTATCTTTTTCTTTTCTTCTTCTTCTTCTTTTGCAGCATCTATTTTCTCATCGGCAATTTGATTTTCAAGTTTAACCGTGCTTTCTCCGTAATCTTTTTGAAGTACAAGTTGGCTATCAAGCGAATCAGTTTGCAATGAATTAATTTTCTCATTGTATTCCTGCTCAGATATTTCGCCATTTAAAAATGCGTTCTTTGCGATAAGCTCTTGTTCTGCATAATAATTTTCAAGGTTAGTAAGGCTATCTTCATACTCTTTATTGCGCGTTTCTGTTATCTTCTTTGCATCCGCTTCGGCTTGCTTTTGCCGTTCTTCTTCGGCCTTGCGTATGTTTTCCGATAACTTCGCGTAAAAGTCTGCATCATCTTTTAGCTGCTTTTCTTTCTCAGCCTTATTTTTTGCAATATCCTCTTGTCTTTTTTTTGCCGCGGCATCCCTTGCTGCCTGTTCAGATTCAATCAACTGATTAATACGGCCCTGTATGCGCTCTTGTAGCGCAAGGCTTTCACGTTCTAAGTTTAGCCTGTTTACAGTTGCTTCTGCTGCTTTGTTTTCAAGTTCATCTGTGGTTTGTCCTCTATCCTGCGCGCGCCTCAATTGCTGTTGCGACAATAGTTCCTCTGTTTTTGCAACTTGTAACCTTGTATTAAAATTATCCTTTTCAATTTTGCCTGCACGTTGCAATAAATCAATGCGCTCTTGTTCTGATTTTGATCTATCTTTTGCCTGAGCAAGTAAAACATCTACTTGTTTTGCGGCTTCCGCATTTCTTATTGTAAGAGTACGTTGCACATCATCTAACCTTTGCTGAAATTCAACAAACCTTTGCCCCTCTTTAAATGCTGCACTTATAGATGATGATAGCCCAGTAAAACTATTTTTTATCGCATCTATACCGCCTGAAATATTGCCTGATAAAATTTGTGCTAATCCACCACCAAATTGTCCAACCCTGCTTATGAGTTCAGAAAAAACAGCATTTATACCCCCAAGCGCCCGCTCTACTGGATCAAGTACATCATTAAAGCTGCCAAATATGTCAGCAAGTTTACCAATTGCGGCAATAGCAATAATCAAAGGCCCACCAGCAAACAAACTTACAGCGCTTGACAATCCATTTACAGCACCGCCAAATGTTTGCGAGTTTGCTAATGCTTCCTTTAAGGAATCGGCATAGTTACCTACATTTCTGCGGGTGTCACCAATCGCTTTTTCTTGCGCCTTTAATTGGTCAGATAACGTCTTGATGCGGGAGGTTTGCTCAGCCGTTGGCTTTGCAATCTTTATGTATTCAGCAGTAAGCCGCGCAAGTTCAGCACGGTTGGCTGCAATACTGCCCGTTTCAGCCTGTATTTGCTTGTTGACGTTATCAATATCTTTTGTCGTTTGCCGGTACGCACTTTGCAAATCTCTGATGGCAGCGGCATTGGCCTCAAATTGCACGCGCCCCTCTTGCGTGGATGTATCAAGGTCTTTTTGTCTTCCCTTTAACTCATCAATTGTTTTGCGTAGTTCAGCCGCTTGACGGGTAAGGTCACCCGTTTCAATTACGACATTATAGATTATTGTTTCGTCTGCCATTATTTATAAAACACCCCTGGTGGGATGACGGTATAAAGTGTGTCGTTTTTAATGTAGTGCGGGCCTGATACAAACTTTGGCTGTGCAATGTCGTTAGTTGTAAAAAAGATGCTATCATTGCGCAACTCGTGCTGTATTGTATCGTGGTACTCGCGGTTGTTTACATATGTGTAATGCCTTACATGGTACGTGCGGTGCAAGGCCATTGTGCCATCAATGCGTACAATACCGCTGCGTGGCGGTTGCAGAGATGTGAAGTAATGAAATTTCCAATAAGTAGGTGAATCCGCATCAATTGGGATGATAATGGTTTTTTGAGGTGCGTCAATGCCTTCATCCTTTTGGCAGGATGTAATCGCCATGCTAACGAGCAACGCGAATAAGCTCAACTTCAGTGCTTTCATTTGAATTGGGGTTAAATTGTTTTATATTGTTGATTATAAAGTACGCACGAAAGTAATCAACATAAACGTATTTTGCAATATCCAATTGTGCAATATCCTGATTATTAAGTGCAAAACGTGCAGTTACCATGCGGAAATTGTCAATATTTGTCAATTCCTGATTGTAATAGGTTTCAATTAATCCTTTCCCGTTCCATGTGCTTAATGGCTCATTTGCCGGCATATCAAAGGTTAAGTTTACATCCCAAGTATTAATATCCGCATCATCGTAAATCTTTTTTACCATGTAGGTCATGGGAATAGTTGTTTGCGTAACAGGGGTGGTTTTTATCTTGATGCTTTGCCGTGTACCATCAGATAGCAAAGATACATCCTGCATGCCTTGGTAAATGAGAATCATTGGGCCGCATGAGTAATTGGCCTGCGTTTGGTCTTGCCCTTTCTCCCATACGTTAGGGATAATAATGTAGTCAGAAAACTGCGTGCCTGGCACAAGTGAGGCCGTATCGTATGAACGTCCATTGTACACAATGCGGAATTTAGAACTCACTACTTCCTCAGCATCGCCATATTTTGTTTTAAGGTTGTATGAGCCATCGCCAAATAAAGTGCCGTTGCTCCATTGCTCATTGTATTGCAGCAAGCGTCTATCGTTATCAGGCTGCGTCCATGCAAAGTTCCATGTGCTTGGAATATCATCTCCGGTGTATGCAATTACGGGGCTTTCGCTTAAATCCAGCTTATTACTCCAATCCACAAAATCGCGCCCAAAAAAATCATTGTACGTGTTCATTGTGAGCGTGCGCGTTACGGGATTGTATTGCACCACCATATTGAACAACTGCGCTATTTCTTTTATAAACTCAATTTGTTTCCAACGTGGCAAGCAATACGATAGCTGTACGGTTGATTGGCTATACACCACATCTTGCGGTGTAATATTCAACTTTAAATCTCTTATAACAATATATCCAGTAAAAAATCCGCCATCAAAGTTTACCGTGGCGCGTAGCTTCCAATTATTTAATAAGTTGACGGTAACATTTATTTGATAAAATTGAGCAATACTTACATCTTCAATACCTCCGCCTTCCACATCGTACCAATTGATGCCGCCATCGTCTGAGTATTCAAGTTGAACACGCGGGATAGAATCACTTATGCCATACCCAACAACAACAAATGTTAGTCTTATGTCAGCTGTTTTCCCTTCGTTACTTGTGTAAATGTAATTCACGTTGTCCCATTCATTTAATGGATCGCTCACTTCGTTATTCGCCCAAAGCACAAACGCTCCAGTACCAAAATAGGTTGTATTTGTATTTCTTGTTGCTTCCACTCTGCGCTCATCTACCCATGCGGGGCTATGAACCATATCTCCGTTGCCAAACGCCACAATTAAACCTTTGTGGATAGGGTTATTAAAAAACCGCGTATCAAGCGTAACACCTGCATCATTGCACATGGCGCGCAGTATTTTTTCTACCTTAACAGCGGGCTTCAGTTCTGAGTGAATAGTAGATGTTGTGCCTGCTGCACGCAACCGGAATAAGCCGTAATCAATCAGCGGGTAAATGTAATCGTAATTGTTTGACCACGTGGCAAACACGTCTGTATCGTTGTAGGTATGGTCAAGGTCTGACAAGTCAATATCTGACATCATCAACTCGCCAAATATCTCTTTTAGGGCAGCCACGTTTTCAATCATCACAAATTCAATATCGTTATCTGTTGCAGATAGGATATAGGCCATGCCCTCAAAAATTACAGCGCTATCCGATAATGCGTAAACGTGATGGCCTTTGTTTTTGTCAAATGAGGTAAACGCATTGATGTCTCCGGCCAAGCCAAATGCGGAATCATTGTTTTTTGTGCGCGGGATGGTAACGGTGGTACTTTTGCCGCCTTTAACCTTTCCTACCTCGCGGATGTCTTTAAGTGAATACGTAAAAGCTACATCCACATCCTCTGCGCCATCAAGTTCAATATTGTTTACAAATATCTGAATCATCGTGTTTGGCTGATTATATCGTACGCGTAAATGGCATCCAATACAAGGCTGTATCTTTTATCCCCGTCTTTGCGTATGTCAATGCTATCGTTTTCAATTTGCACCGGCAAAAAGTAGTTTACCCCGTCAACGGTTTGCTCCAGGTAAACATCAATGCTTGTCATCAATTCATTGGCAAGCCATGTGTTGATGTCTTTATTCATTGTTTCATTGCGCAAGGTTATCCGCTTGCGCCCAATGTTGCGCAGGTTGGCGTATTGCCTGTTGCTTGGTTCAAACCTGCCCGCTACCAAAGCATATTTGATTGGCCGTTGGCGGTCAACTTCAATGCCGTGAGTTGCGCGGCCGGTAAAGTAGAACGATGAGTACCCGCCTTTGTTGTTCAGCCAAACCAACTTGTAGTACTTATCTGTGCATTCGCAGTTTTGCTCAACTGAAAAACAAACGGGCTGTGAATCTTCGGTGATTGTACTGTGAACGTGTAGGTTTGACAATCTGAACTCATTGGCCACATTGTTGTTGTCGTAATATGTGGCTTGCAAGCGCAATGTTGGACCATTTGCGGTGAGTGTAAATGTATGCGTACCTGCTGTACTGATGGTGTGCGTACTTGTGCCATTGCCACCGGCATCAATAGTTATCACTCCTGATGGCTGATTATTTGTGAATGCCAAAGTAATGCGAAACTCGTACTCAATGCCATTGGCAAGTACGTTTCTATCCATGTAGCCATTAACTGATAAGGTAGGCAACGGGATGGTATTTTGGTTAAACAGCGCGCCTTGGCTGCCAAACACAATATTCACCCCGTTATCCTGCAATGACCAGGAGCCAAGCTGTTTTAAGTTATCGTGAAACTGATACTCAGGCAATGATGCGGTAACGCATATTTTGGCTGCATTGGCGTTAAGCGTAAATGTTTCATTTGATATTTCAACAAGGTTCTGCCCAAGTTCCACATCTTCATATTCAATCTCAGAAGTGGTGATTAAATTGCCACCACCTCCATATTGTTCTACATTGAATACAATGCTGTGATTAGTTTGCAGGTTATCGGCATTAAAATACAGCCAATATTTTCTATCTGCGCAATAAGGCACGCCATCAGGCTGATTGGTAAGCAATCTCACCGTGCCATTGTCAATACCAAATACGTATTCAGATTGTTTATATGGATCGCCAATGTTCTCATCGTATTGCTCAGTTGAATTTACGGCCACTTTATCGTTGGTGTCATAATAGCTGCTGTCTGTATCGGTTTCCCAATCCTGCGCCACGTATTGCGTAATGCCTGCAACGCCACGTACATATTCCTCACGGTACTCAATGTAAAACGATTTGAACGCATCAGGGCAGTGCTGTACTGAGCCATTGCGCAAATCGGGCAAGTTTGATGTAATGTAGTTGCGCAGCACGGTTGAGACGTCAAACGTAAAAATAATATCCGTGCCGTCATCAACGGGCTTGGTGGTTATTGTGCCAATATCGGTAAACACGTTGTCAATCTCAGCCCATACGCGCACGCTTGCATTGTACTGAAACGCATACCAATATCCCGATGTGCAATTTTGCCCTGCTGTGGCATTTACGTCAATGATTGTTTGTGCTGAACCTGGGCAACTAATCACGCGGTACGCACCGGAGAAGTCAGAATTAATATAAACATAATCACCTGAGCGCATTCCGTGCGCTGTTGACCATGTGATTGTCAAAAAACCGTTGGTTTCGCCAATGACTGCCGGTGTAAGCACGTTACCTATACGGTAGCCCGTGGCAAAGCTGCTCTTAAATTTGTAAATTATTGGCGCGTAAACCGATGACCACCGGTTAGGCTGCTGTACTCGTGCGATTGCCATTTAGATTTAGTCTTTGTTTAACTACTTCAAATACTGATTGATTGATGTTTTGCCGTATTTCGTTGGTTGTACGCTCGCGGATGGCTTCAAGGTATTCTTTGCCTTCGCTGTTGTTACCATAAAACCCCTTTTGATGCACCTTGCGCCAAATAAGATAGGCTTGTTCATCGGCATTCATAGCCTTGCGCCCTTTTTTGCTTTCCTTATACCAAGTCCCAACGCCTTTATCGCGCGCCCATTTCTTTGCATCTTCACGGGTAAATGAACCATTGCCCGTGCCGCGTGTTGGCCCGCGTCCTTTATCGGTAAAAAATATACCTGGGTTGCCGTAAACCACCATTTTTACAGCGGCATCCGTTGAAGTTATCTCGTACCGCAATGAACGGGATGATTCACCGGAGGCATTGATGTTAAGCGATTCCATTGCCTGCTGTACCTCAGCGATAAATTGCTGCGCAATCCGTTCAAGTTCCTGTTCAATTTGCATAAGGCAAGCAGCAGTAGTCTATATCCGGTGTAAGTTGTAAGGTAAATTGATACTCCCAGCCAATGTTTACGTCATCCTGCACTTTGAACAATTGACGCTTGGTAATTGACGTGGATATGGTATATTCATCAGACGCATCCATGAGCGTGTAAACAAAGCCATCGGCAATTGTTTTAGTCATGTTGTACAGATTGTCCACATCATCAAAATCTTTTGCTAATTCAGTTGACGTAACAAAGCGCAAGGTTATTGGCCAATTCTCATATCGTTGTTGCTGGCTATTGGTTTGCGGGTCAGTAACGGTAAGCGGCAATACCCACCACACAAGCGGGTAGTTTTTGTCGCTCTTGTTCATTTCGTTTAACGTGCCATAGCCAAATGAAAGACTCCCTTGATATTGGCTTGCAATGGTTTGAAATGCTGATTTGATTGACTTGTACGACATTGAGTGCAAATATACAATTTTTTGCACTTATGCAAGTAAATTATTTGTGCTTGCGCTCAACTATTCGCTTGTACGCTTTTTTGTAATCATTTAGGCTTTTTTCGTAAAGTAAAAACGAATAGACCTCATAAACCGATAGCTTTGCAACCGCATCCATCCGCAATATATCGCCACCGGCAAGGCTGTGATAGGTAGCGTAAAAGCCAAACGGAGCAAGGTTATTAATTCCTGCCGCTTCCTCATCCACATCAGGCTCGCTGTGTAAGCCCTCAAACTGAGATTCAACCCTTTCAAATTCCGCAAAAAAAAATTGAACAGCTGCAAGGCGGTCACGCAGTCAAGTTGCATGAACAATTCTGCGCGCTCATCAATCTTAGTGTGGTCGTACTCCTCACCAACTGGACGCAGGAAATGCGCCAAGGTGCGCGGCAATATCGCCAATGGATCGGATTCCACGTAGTTCTTCAGTTCAAATTGCTGCCAATCTTTGTAGCATCCAATAGGCGCGTTACCCATATCAGCATAATAAGTCCAGGTTTGCCCCTTGAACAGAATGGAGCGGGCAAGGTCATCTTGTGTAAATGCTGACTTGTCTTTGATGAAAGCGCAAAGGTTGGCAATTTGCTCAAATGATTCCAGCGATACGCGCTCAATTGTTTTGGCATCCAGATTAAGCAGGATGGCGTAAATGTCAAATACATCAGCTTTGTCGCCAAGTTGGATAATTCTGTAGTATTGCAGGAAGCTCACATCGCGCCATGAGGTTGGGATGCTTACCGCTATTTTGCTGTTTCCGTGTTTTAGGTTTGCTTTAATCATTTGCTGCAAATTTATACGATTGTTTCAAATATCAAAAACCTTTGCTGACAAAACTACCAACATACCCGCTTCGTTTGTAGTCAAAATACTTGCGCATCATGAGCGCATCACGGTAATCCGGTGATCGCCCAATGTTTTGCTTTACCATTTCTTTGGGCAGTATGCGCAACTTTCCGTCCTTATCGGTTTGGTAACTTCGTAGCTGTTCAAGCTCCTCTTTTATTAACTCCACATCAGCAGGCGCAACCTCGCAGGTAATGGATAGCTTGTGCGTGTTTATAGCTTCAGCAAGGCCGTAGCAGCATTGCGCTTGTAGGTTGTAGTAGTTATCATCACCAAACGGTTTGGAGTTGTTTAGAAAACCATTAATGCGCGCCATATCAACCAAACCGCCACCAACGCCATCCTCATCCGCAATACATTGGCTTGCTGGTATGCTGTATTTAGTGCGCAACGCGGTGATTACTTGGTTTAACTCCGTTAGCTTGCTAAGGTCAAAGGTATGTATTTCAATAACTGACCAACCACGCCACACCATTATAACGGCCTTGTCAGAACCCATACGCGCCACGTCTGCGGTTAGGTAATGTTTGTCGGTGTTATCCGGAATGTTAGTGAAAATATCGCAAATAGCATCGTAATCGCACAGCGCATCCGGAGAATCATCGTATTCCCAATTGCCAAACAGAAGGCGTTCCTTTTTTGCCTTGTCTTTGGTATTCATGAGGTTTTCAATGTAGTCTTTTGTGAGGTACGGGTTATCCTGCACAAATGCCTGGATAAACTTAATGTGGCTTGGCAGCCTATTTTCACGGTGTGGCTTGTAAACCTCAGAATAAAGCCAATTCTTTTTTGGGTTGCACGTAACAAACAGCTTGCTGATTAGGCCATACTCAGCATTCATGTGGCGGCCGGTACGTGTTTTAAGCACCTCGTATGCACCAAAGTTGGTTTCCCCTCCTTCCTCAATCCATCCTCCGGTATATTCAGTTGAACCAAAACGTTCATAAAGCGGATCGGATGGCATGTAACGGATATCAAGCAGGTCAATTTGTGAATGCCCAACGGTGAGAAAGTTGTATTTGCTGTTCATTTTGTAAGGCACGCCCAATGAACTGGCAACCTTGGCAAATGTGACCAACGTGGACTGCGTGATGCGCTTCAGTTCCTCACGGGCAATAAACCAACGGCTGTTTGGGTAAGCTATGCAAACCGTGATAAGCCAAAAGCAGCCAAGGTAAGATTTGCCACCTCCGGCCGCGCCACCGTAGAATATTTCCTTTGTGTTGTTATCGGTGAGGTATTTATACGCTTCAATCTGCTTTGCCGTCCCCTGCATCTTTGTTTACAAAGTTGGAAACAATGCTTGACAAGTCAATGGGTTTTATCGCTTCGCCATCGCTGGTGATGTCAATGCGCTCGCTATACTTCTTTGGCTTTAACTTGGCCGCCAAAAACTTACGGCTGTCAATGCGAAGCCTATCCCGTTGCACGGCATTGGAGCCATTGATTCCCTTATTGTCGTTTTCGATATTGTCTGCTATTTCAAGGATTTCATCGGCCAATAAATCAGCCTGTTGCTCTCGCGCGTGCGCGTATTTGTTAGCAAGTTCAGCATCATTCTTAATCCACTCATAAAACTGAACTGAGCTTATATCGTGTTTTTTGCAAATAGCCTGAAGGCCACGTGGTGATGTGGCAATGGCTTTACAAATGCTATCAAACAACTCCGCTGTAAACTTAGCCTTCATCTTGTTGATTCTTTAACTGATTCAAAATAGCCTGATTGTTTTCAATCTGCGTTTGGCAAATGGCGTACCTTTGGCTTTCATCAGGATATTCAGTTACCATTCTGTCATCAGACATACAACGGCTGATAAATTGGTCGTCATCCTCACTTGGACGCGGATAAGGTATTGGCATTTTTCTTAGCTATTAAAAGTTGTTCAAATTCGTCAAGCGCTTTTTGTGGATCTATGTAGCTGTTTGTGCAGATGTCGCCATGCTTACACCTAAACATGGCATTGCCTTCAATGCGCGATACCGTTGCCGATACTTCGCTGGGCTTTATTTTGCTAACCTTGTGCGCCACAATGCAAGCGTTATCGTAAAACTCCATTATGCTCATTTTCTTCCTTTCTCTTTTAGGATTAACCATTTCTTAAACTCAATGCGCGTATCTGTATCAAGCCATTGCCTGAGCGCCTTATCTCCAACCGTGTCAATATGCGATTGGCACATGGCGCAAAATGCAACCGGCTGTATTGCTTCAGGCGTTTTGCTTGTGTAAGCCCATGTGAGGCAAAGCATAAACACGCTAATTAATATGGTAAAGTTGCTGTTTTTCATGTGTCAAATTTAAGCATTTGTTTTCAAATTTCAAAACGGAAGATCATCAAGTATTGTTACTTCGCAAGGCACAGCGCTTTTGCGAAGTTTGATTACACCAAGTTTTGTTGGGCCGTACATTACGCA